GGGGGTACCTAAGGAAGCCTAACGCCCTCATAGGAGATATTTCACTAATAAACTGTGAAAAGAACCTTCTTCGCCACGCAAAGGGGATCGGAACAGCACCAGAATGCCAACGCACGGTCTGCTTTCCTACCCAGTATGGGTCACGGTTCTTAAAAACCAGTTCAGGGAATGAAGTCTCGTTATTACGGGGATTTTTCCAGAACAGAGGCTGATGACACGACGCTCAAATCGTATCACCCGAGCATGAAAAAGGGAATCCGGGTTCCTGAGCCAGTGATTAAGGTGGATGGTCGCCACCAGGAGAGCTGTTATTCCAACCCTCCCTGCACTACACCAATACCAGAACTGTCAACTATCCGAAGTTGGTTCAGGTACCGTATGGTGGGTGCAACATCCGGCAAAGAATAAAATGTCGGATGACCGCCCGAAACACCTGTCCAAGAATGAAAAGGATGGTGGATAAGTTTCGGTTCCAATGCACTCCAGCCAATCACGCGGAAGTTTGTGATGCCAGTCGAGATAGTAGCATTGGGAATCTCCCTTACGGGACAGTGAGAAGAAATATACTGCTCAGCTTCAATAAAGCGATAATCGGAGTATATCGGAAAATCTCCCACCCATTGACGGACAAAATCGTCTAAATTATCGTCGGTGACCCGAGGTATCGAGCGATCAATAAAGATCCACTGATACGGTCCCGGCGCGGTCCAAGACCGGTCCGTTAACGTTGTTCCGTACTTCTTTGAGAGAGAAGAAAAACACTCTTTATAAAAGGGCGATTTCTTGGTATCATTAGAATGCTGCAAGCACTGATACCGTCGTGTCTTTCTCAAAGGAAGAAGCCGATTAAGATAATCACGAGTGAACGCCTTCACCCATTTACCCTTCTCAGCAAGAGATGGTGTAAATTCAGAACTCATTGGCAGTCCGTAGCCACCCCACCGCTCAGGTAGGTGCAAAGGCACGGTCTGACCCCCGTCCGGAAACAAGGACAGGTTACAAGATATGAAGGAACGAATCAAACTATTCCTCATCGTACTCTCGTACGACCAGCCGCGCACCAGCGCACTGCATCTTGCTCCAATGGTCTGAGATCGGTCATCCAGTTTTTGACAACTGGTTTCACGATTTCCGGAACGCTTCATACCAACAAGAAGACCGGAGTTTACACAGGGTACAAAGGGATAACCTTGGTGATCTACCCCATAAGGATAGGATTCAAGATCATAACCACGAATGTACACCGAATACATCTCGGAATTAATTATCATAAATTCTCGCGAACGATAAGTCTTTCCCACGGAAGGGGTAAGACCTACATCAGCAGCCATATTTTTCCACTCATCGTAAATACGATCGGTGGCCGGGAATAAACAATCATCCCCGTTAACAATGGTCTTAACAGCCTCAAAAGGAAGAGGCATCTGATCTGCACACCAATCCATGGCAGACCAGATAAGAGCAAAGTTAGCGATACAAAGGATCGGAAATGAAGTAACCGAACCCATGAGCTGCCCCCTCGCCTGGGGTTTCACGAGAATCACGTCGCCAGAACGATCAAGGTAGTAGTGACCGGTTAAGGATCTCACTAACAATTCGACATAAGGCGCAGGCATACGAGTACGCTCTGCAATGCGGAGGGCAATACGAACCGATAATTCCATAGCGAGATTATCAGTAGCGGCCTTATAGTCACCTGATATCCAGTGACAGTCCTCGGGAAGAAAACCGAGGATCTCCAAAATATACCTGCCGTCAAGAGGACGGTCAATGGCAAATCGTGGGTCACTTGAGACGACGCGATGAAGAAGGTGTTGGACGGGTCTCAGGGCGTGATACATTTTCACGGGTCCTGCCGTAACCGATCGGATCTTAGCAGCCTCGGGAAGCGATTCCACGAAGCACTGGGGGAACTCATCGAGAGCATCCTGAACCAGAAGAGCCTGTCGGCGGATGAGTTCTTCCTTACCAGCCGAACTGAGTATAAGGTTTACCTCACCCTCCTGCGAGATGCACTCCTCCCCGAGAATAAAATCCTCAGGGCGAAGCACCGGGCATAAATGCTCGTTCCGCAGGTGTCCCAAAGCACCATCGTTTGAACTGGAAGTACTGTTTTTGAAGGAATCAAGGTCCACAGTACTGTGTGAGGACACACTAGGCCATTCAAACTGAAAACGGGAGAAATCCACCTCCCCAAATAGTTTGTCGACAACACGCTCGGCATAACCTCCCACTCGATCAATCGTAGCCAGCTGAGAAGCGGTACGAGTTTGCGGGGTGGTCATAACCTCAAAGGCGTCGATCTTGGACTGCATACACTGTTCCGGAGTCGGACGCGGCATTCCCTTCTTTAACATTAGAAGAGAACCCGCGAATGAAGATCTCCGAAAGTTAGTGCCCAAGTCACGAACGATCGAAATTCGCTTATTATACTGTAAAAAAGCATAATAGCGACCGCCTGCCCAATGGGGTCCTTCCTCCACCATGCCACGAAGGCAAGGAGGGAAATCAGGCATGTCCTGATCCATCACGAACGAAAAGCCAGCCGCACATTTATATTTAATAAAAGCGAGCATTTGGCCGCGTTCGGAAAGAGTGTGGACACGTGAATATTCTCTCTCAAGGGAGGATTCACTTGCATCATCAATCTCCATACCATGTAAGTTGAAGACGATACGCAACAGTGAAAGGACGTGTTGTGCCGCAGTACAATGAACGCAATAACGCGAATCATTTAACTTCGGCAAGACCTCACTAATTTGAGGCACCTGAGTGACGTTGTCAAGTAGCTGACACCCCGCCAAGCGGGGTCGAGCTTCAATGGGAACGCGATTCCATACGCGTGCCATTTCAGGGGTTAACTTTATCGTCGAC